ATTAGAGATATTATAACTGAATTTAGCAATGCTGGAACTACCACTGCTACAGTTAGTTTAGGTACACCTGTTGCTAAACACAGCAAAGGTAAGTCTTACACAGGATCACCTGGAAAAAGCGGTACTAAAGCGCCTAAGCAGGTAAAGCCCAAAATGCAAAAACCAACAGATAACGGGTTGGATAGTGACTATTTAATGGCTGGTCAGGGTACGATCAAAAGATCCAAGTAGAAGATAAATACTAGCATGAAACAGAGTAAGATTATTCAAGAAGCCAATGAACGCAATTATGATCACGAAGCTGATATGGCTAGATCAGAATTGTATAGATTAGCAGAGTATTCTGTTAAATTGTTTAAGATGATTGAACCCGGTGATAATTTAGAGGGTTGGACAGCATCTAAAATAACAAAAGCGGCTGATTATATCGGTAGTGTATATCATTACATGAAATATGAAGCAAAATTTGGTGACGAAGATCAAGACGTTGATCGTGATGAAGAAATGGACTACGATGAGTCTATTAAAAAAGATCTTACTAATAAACTAGCCGAACAATGGCAGGAACGTAAACAAGGATAAAACAATGGACTTTAACGCAATCGTAAAAAAATTAAGAGATATTGAGCCAACAAATATCGCAGATCCAAATGCTGAGGCTCCTAAAGCAGACACAAAAGCACCAGTAGTGCTTAGTGAAGCGGCACAACTACGTGTCAAAGCAGGTATTTCAACTGTACTTGAAGAATCAAAGAAAGTTGAAGAAGCAAAAGTTGAAATGTGCCCAGAAGCATGTTGCGGTAAGCCTGTAACAGAATGCAAGTGCGGTCCAGATTGCGAACATTGCGATTGTCATGCTAAGAATGCAGCGATGAAAGAGTCTGTAGGATTTACAGATGATGAAATTAGAGAATTATGCCATACTAAGGATCATGATTGCGCTACTGTTGTAGAACATCCTGAGTGGGGCAAAGGCAAACCTGTTTACGAAAGCCACGCTATTCCAACTGACGACGGTCATGTTGAATGGTACGATGTAGAGTTTAAACACGGCATCGAAAAGAAAGTTCCTGCTAATGAAATGAAAATTATCAAAATGGCAGAACACGGCGGAACCAAGAAAAAGAAAGCCAAGAAAGAAGATGCTGTTTCTAAAACAGATGCTAAGAAGAACAAAAAGTTCGACGAAGAAGTTGACGAAATTCTAAAGTCAGCAGAAGCAAAACTTGTTAAAGAAGCAAAGAAAAAGCCAGACGAAAACAACAATGGCATTCCAGACTATGCTGAAGATGGCAAAGGTAAAAACGATCTTGCTAAAGGTGGTAAAAAGCCTGCGGCTAAGAAAGATGCGAAAAAAGGTGGCAAGCCTAAGAAAGGTGTAGTACCTCCACAATTCCAAAAGAAATCTAAAAAGAACGAATCAGTTGTTGCTACTAAAAAAGTAGTTGCTGAATCAATGAGCTTCTTAGATGCTATTAAGATTGTAAAAGAAAGCAATGGTGAAATGAAAGTTTATGCTGTTGACACTGCTATTTGGAATTGGGCAAAACGTGTTGCCGCTTCCAAAGTTACAGAAGGTGGTGTAAAACAAGAAGCATACGCCGCTAAAGTTTATGAAGGCCGCGGTGGAGTTTGGGACGTTTCCAAAACTGTAATTTCAGAATAATCCAAAACACATATTGGTAAAAAAGGCAGTTAAAAATACTTGACTGCCTTTTTTTATGACTATATAATACATACATTAACTAGGAGAAAATAATGGCAAGATCACATTACGGTCCAGAAGAAAAGGCAAAGTTAGATCGTTTAATTAAAGAAGGCTCAACAGTACTACAAGAAGTAGAAGATTTACAAGCAGGCCTTAAAGATACAGTAAAGGCAGTAGCAGAAGAATTAGAAGTTAAACCAAGCATTATTAACAAAGCAATTAAGATTGCTCATAAAGGCGATTGGAAAGCACACGAAGAAGAATGGGAAGAAATTGAAGGTATTCTTGGTATTACCAATCATTTACCTACTGACGATAACGGTGCTTCGTGAAACAAACTGTAGTAGACTTTTGGTTAAACAGTTATCATTCTGATAAAACAGCATTTGGATTTGAGCTTGTTAGTTTTATATTTACAGTTGGAGCAAGCCTAACACTTGCTATTAACGCAAAAGATCCTAATATGCTTATAGTATATCCAGGTTTTTTTATAGGAAGTATAACACAAGTATACGCAAGTTGGCGTAGAGGTGCGGCATGGATCATGCTTTTAACTTCTTACTTTGCTTGTGTTAACGTATTCGGATTCGGTGTTGCCGCTGGATGGTGGTAATAAATAAGATTGAGAAAGGTAAGATCAGCCATAAATGATCACTAGGTATTTGTCAACCGAAAATGGCATAGGAGAACAATATGAGTTATGTAGATGCGTTCTACAATCGTGATACAGACACTATCCATGTAGTCGAACGAGACACAAATGGTAAACGTCAATTTAAAGAATACCCCGCAAGATATCTATTTTACTATCCCGATGCTAGAGGAAAGTACACCAGCATATATGGCGAACCTCTAAATCGTGTTACTTGTAAAAACATAAAAGACTTTCACAAAGAGCAAAAAATTTACAGCAGTAAAAAACTTTTTGAAAGCGACATCAATCCAATATTCCGTTGTTTAGAAGATAACTATCTCAATCAAGACGCACCTAAATTAAATGTTGCGTTTTTCGATATTGAGGTTGACTTTGATCCTGAACGTGGTTACGCATCGCCAGAGGATGCGTTTATGCCTATTACATCTATTGCTGTTCATTTACAATGGATGGAAGAACTAATCTGTTTAGCAATTCCGCCAAAGACGATGAATATGGAAGAAGCACAAAAAGCAATTGAAGGTATCCCAAACACATACTTGTTTGATACAGAAGGCGAACTACTTGATGCTTTCTTAGATCTAATTCAAGACGCAGATATCTTAACAGGTTGGAACAGCGAAGGCTTTGATATTCCGTACACTGTAAACCGTGTAACAAAAGTACTAAGCAAAGAAGATACAAGACGTTTTTGCCTATGGAATCAAATGCCTAAGAAGCGTGAGTTTGAAAAGTTTGGACGTAAGAGTGTTACATATGACTTTATAGGTCGTGTACACTTAGATAGTTTAGAACTGTATCGTAAGTATACCTATGAAGAACGTCACACATATCGACTAGACGCTATCGGTGAAATGGAAGTAGGAGAAAACAAAACTGTTTACGAAGGTACACTGGATCAGTTATACAACAATGACTTTAGAACGTTTATTGAATATAACAGACAAGATACCGCACTACTTGATAAACTAGACAAAAAACTAAAGTTCTTAGATCTAGCAAACACAGTTGCTCATGAAAATACCGTTATGCTACAAACAACAATGGGTGCTGTTGCTGTTACAGAGCAAGGTATTATTAACGAAGCACACAGACGTGGTTTTATTGTTCCTAATCGTATAAGACGTGAACCAGGCAGTGAGCCTGCGGCAGGTGCTTATGTAGCATATCCTAAAAAAGGTATTCATGAATGGATTGGATCTGTTGATATTAACTCGCTGTATCCTAGTGCTATTCGTGCTTTGAATATGGGTCCTGAAACTATCGTGGGACAACTACGTCAAGACTACACTAAAAACTTTATTGAAGAACAAATGGTTCGTAATAAAAAGTCATTTGCCGCTTCTTGGGAAGGACAGTTTGGTAGTTTAGAATATGAACTTGTGATGGAAAAGAACGTGTCAAAAGAAATTGTCATTGACTGGGAAGATGGCAATGAAGATACACTTACAGGCGCACAAATATATGACTTGATATTTGAAAGCAATCAGCCTTGGATGCTAAGTGCTAACGGTACTATTTTTACTTACGAGAAAGAAGGTATTATACCTGGACTACTAAAACGTTGGTATGCTGAACGTAAAGAAATGCAAGGCAAACTAAAAGAAGCAAAAGACGCAGGAAATAAAATTGAAATTGAATAC